CAGGAACAGTAATATTATGTTCCGTAAAGAGGGCATGGAGCCCCGTGATGAAATTCTCTGTGATTTCTGTTTTTAACTTCTGCTCAATAGCTACTTCATTCTGCTTCATCCACTCTTCCACAACATATCCAAGGTAATCATTTACCTTTTCATTTGCTTCTTCAGTTGATTTAGTAATTTCTTCAGTTAGCTTCTCAGCATATTCTTCGTCTAGACGCTCAATTTCCTGTTTAATTTTTTGCTTAACAGCGGCCTCAAAAATTATGGCAGCTTTAGACTTAAATTCCTCAGAAAGTTCTTCACCTTCGATTAGTGCTTCAACATCTTCCTTTACAGAAATTTGTTTAATGCGCTCTTCAATGTCCTTCTTCTGAGCTTCTAGTTCTTCTAATTCTTTATCAGATTTAGCTTCTTCAATTTCAGCATCCGTCTTAATGGCCTCTCCGATTCTCTCATATACACCTTTGAGATCGGCCGATTTCATCTGTGAAAGACCTTCCATCTTCTTCGCCAAATCTTCAAGCATTTTTGCCTTGGTCATCCGGGCTTCCTCTAATTGCTCTCCGTTGTGGTCAACTTCATCTCCGGCGGCTAATTTCACCTTTTCACCCGGAGCTGCTGTACTTGAACTGCCTTGAGAAACTTTAGGCTCTGCTTTAGCACCTTTAGACTGTACATCTTTAGCCTTTTTGATTTTATCACCAGCCTTTGCAGAAGCAGATTCCTCTTCAGGTGTATCTGCTCCAGCGCCACCTAAATCATCAGACTCATCTTTGAGTTCAGACTTTTCGCCACCACCTGACTTTAAAGGTGTAGCTTTACCAGATGGTGCTTTCATCTTAGCAACACCTCCAACTTCTTCAGCTTCTTCCAAAGCTTCTATACCTTTTTCCATATCAGCAAGTTCTTCTTCAGTAAGTTCAGCATTTAGAAGTTCTTCCAGCTCTTGGTCCAAATTGTTATCTGTCATTATGGATAGACTCCTATATTCGTTTTTTATTATTTATAAAAATTACAATTTTGAGATGAAATCTTCAAATGCTTTAATCGAAACTTCATGACGATGCACACGATTCTTTTCAATTTCTCTTTTATAATTTTCAATATCAACTTCTTTAACGATACCATTGTCCCAAACCCACTCTTTCCCTTCCATAATACCTTCAACAAATGCATTTGGAGCAGAAGGATCTGCTACGATATCAGCCGCAGTAGCAAGATAAAAATCATTTCTTACATACTGAGCACCCTTCTTAGGTTCTAATGAACCCATACCTCTAGAAGAAACGCCCAGCTGGGCACCTTCATCTATAAGATTTTTTACAATCTTTCCATACGGAGTATCCATAATCTTGGCCTCACCGACGAAATTCTTTCCATCTGGATAAAGGTCAGTAATCATGTGTGATACTCTTTCTAGATTAACTGTTGGGCCATCTGGATGTCCTAACTCTCCAAATGCCCTCTTTTTTTGTATAAACTCTTTATTATATCTCTTAACCTCTTTTTCCAAAATAGGCATAGGATATACACGACCATTACGATTCTTTACTTCCGCTTGTAAAAAGACACCGCGGATTTTATAATCCTTGCCACCTTCTTTAGCTTCTGTAATATATTCTATTTCATCAATATGTTCGGATATGAGTTTCATTATTCTTCCTCTGTTGCTGGCTCCTCTGCTGAAACTGCAGTATCTCCTCCACCATATTTGGCAAATAGATCGGCCGCCATTTCTTGTCGCTTAGCATCTAATGCAAGTTCCTGTCTTGTTTTCATAATTTGACTGAAACTATCTGTTGCTGCTACGGTGTTACCGCCTGCTATTGCATCAACTATATTTTTTATGTTATCATTATTTTCCATTATTTATCTCACTATTTATATAAATGGATCTTCTCCACCATCTCCGCCTGCTTCTTTCTCAGCAGCCATTTGAGCATCCATTTCTTCTATTTCTTTCTGACTTTGCCTAAGGAGATTTTTACGGACCCATTCTTGCGAAACATATTTACCAATATAATCCTGAATGCGATCTACTTGATCCATACGATCAGTAAAAATCTCTAAATCTTTTAGCTCTGAGAAATGATTATCTTGTAAAAAGTCATATGTAATATTTTCTTTAATATTTTCCCAATCTTCAGGAGTAATAATACCTTTAAGAATTAATTGAGTTTTTAATAAGTCTTGGAATAAATCTGTAAATTTCTTCCTTAACTTAGCAACAAACTTTGTAAACTTAACCTCATCTCTAGTAATCTCTGTTGCACGACCTAGATTAAAACCAGAATCACTTTCTAAGCGCGAAAGAGGAATATTAAGCGATCTATAAAGCTTATTTTGAAAATATTTTATATCTTCTAATTCTCCAAGATTCTGTCCACCTGGTAGAGTAGTAATCTCAGTACCACGGCCACCTTCGCGACGAGGTAACCAAAAATCTTCCAACATAGACATCTTACTTCGGTCATCTCTAACTTCACCTGAATTAGCATCGTAAACTAGTTTATTACGATACCGATTCATAATATCTTTTAAATATTGCTCAGCTTTTTGTTTGGGAAGATTACCAACATCTATATAAAAAATTCGACGTTCTGGTGCTCGACTAATACGATAGATAACTATCGCATCTTCAATCATTCTTAATTGATTAACGGGTTTAATTGCTTTGTGAAGATATGAATATACTTGATTAGTAGTTGGTTCATATAATCCAGATGTAATATAACTAACAGAATCTACTGCTATCTTTACTCCGGTCAATGCTCCAGAACCTCTACCTAGAAATGCTGGATATATACCATCTTCATTAAAAATAAAATATTCAAAAACCCGCTTTACTACATCAACTCCATCTTTAACCTTACCAGGTTCTATTTCACGGACCTTTTTAATACATTTAGGATCTATATAACGAATCTCAACAATACCCTGTTTAGTATTTGACTCCTCTACCATCTTATGAAAATATACACGACCATCTACATACCATCGTTTAAAAATTTCACTACCTTTACTATTCCATTGAAGAAGTTTTAGTAAATGGGTGAATTCTCCATAGATTTTTTTCTTAATAGGGTCTGATAGATTAACAAAATCTAAAGATAAAGATACGGAAGGTTCGTCTTGATTAGCGACGATAGCCTCATTAATAATATCTTCAATAGCTTGATCCGCCTCCGGATGTTCTGCCGCCTGCCTGTATTTTTTGATTAAATCAAAATCGTGTTTAGGAGTTTGTTCAGTACCGTAGTATTGACTAAAAAAGCCTGATGCTGAACCAATCTCTACTGTGCCGTCATCGGAAGAAGGAGGAACAAAACTTTGAGCTTTGTTCTCCTTCGACCTTTGAACGGTAAAACCAAATATTTCTGCCATAGTATAACTATTTATATCACAAAGAAATCAATTATTAAAATTAAGGTGTTCCGATCTGCCCGGAAGTTGGTCCGAACCCTTCAATTGTCATGTAATTGTATCGGAAAGTTACACCAAATTCCATTACTGCGTCATTGGTGTCAAATCCAAATTCCATTGCATCTACTGAAGTGGGCCAGATATTATGCAGCTTATAAGTTCGTAATACGTTATCATTACGATCCAATTGCTTTACAAGAGCTTCTCCATAATACTTCGATGGCTGTTCGCCAATATCATCGCGACCTGTGGTTTGGCCGATATCATGTAGATGTGACTGCCACATCTCAAATGAATTTCGCATTGATAAATCACGATCACTAAACACCGTAATTGCCCAGGTATCATATGTCCTTTCACCAGCAACAAAGATTTGTTTACCACGATAAGGTATTGCAATTTCTCCAATTGCCATAGCAGGAACTGATGTTCCTTTACAAAGGAAAGTAAAGTTCGCTGCGTCCAAGGGCATCGGAGCTTTTGTTATACTTACTTCAAATTGGTTAGCCCGTGTGCCACCCTCTTTTAGAGCAGCTACAAAGTTTGATAATTGTGCCATTTCTTATTATCTCCTATCTCAACTAATCACATCTGTAAAGTCAACGCCAGTTCGGGTTGCTACAAATGTAAGTGTTATGAAGTTAATAGAACGAGCGGGTTTGATATAAATATCAGCCCGTAGTTCATTTGCATCAATTACCTGGCCAGGATTATTTGTTTCATCACAAACTACATGATAGTCTGTAAGTCCACGACGACCTTGGACGTCCCGTAGAAATGGCTCAATAGCACCGACAAACTGCTCTCTTGTAAATTCATCATTGAACTCAAAGAGTACTGACCGTGCTGCCCTTTCT